AGTCCCATATTAAACATCATGTTGGCAATTATCTGCTGCGCTTCCTCTGGGAGTTCATCAAAATACGGGTACAATTTTCTGCAATCTCCAAGAACAATTTCGACATCTTTTTCGAAGAGTTCATTGACCCTTTCATCAGAGATTTCTTCGCCAACTTCCATGCTAAATTCTGGCTCCCCATCAAGGCACAAATGACCGATACCACAAGTCTTCAATCCAAGGTGATCTAGGTACACTTCATGCTTAATACCCTCATCAATTTTCAGTTGCTCTCGCAGCTTATCTATGTCCATAATTTATCCTTTCCGTTGTCTTATTTTTTCGAACGCACGGTGACCAAACCAGAAGCTGACTATACCGCTAAACAAAATTTTTGTATCCTCATCCCATATAATCGGCATCGCATCGTTAAGTGATTGACCAGCATCAAGAGCCGTAACCAAAGCAGTAATCTTTACCGTGAGAAATATCCCAACAAAGAGGTATGTCACTATCGGTCTGACTGACCCGGATAGGGCAGCTGCAAAGGTTGACTTGCTCACTGCCGCTGCTTGCTCTTTGTGTATTCCTTCAATTTCAGCGATGTCGCTTTTAGACCTTAACTCATCTATCTTGAGTTCTGATAATTGTGCCGCATAACGAGCCTTAGCCTGCAACATTGCAAGTTCTTGTTTGTCTTGTTGCCTCTGCTTGAAGAGATCAATGACACTCGGAATGATCGATGTACCAAACCCTAATGCACTACCTAATAATGAAAGCATTACGACTTCCCGTTTCGAGTTGCCCAGCTAGTAAATCCCATATAGGCACCCACCACCGAACAGAGTGAAATGTAAAATAAATCTGAAATACTGGTGAGCAATTCTATTCTCTCGTCTGAGACAAATGGCATGAAAAGTAGCAAGGTATAAATTGCAATTGCTATTAATGAATACCTGGCAAGTCTTAATTGAGCCAGATGTTTTCTGCTCTGATCTTCGAATTCCCTGATCTCTTTTGCCTTGTCAATTTCAGCATCAGTCACTACTCCATCCCCGTCAAAATCATAGGGATCTAGGACACTATCTTCTTGTAATTTTTTAGCCATTTTCCTCAAACTCATTTATAATTTCTTGGATTGCTTTTCTAGTGGGAGAGGGGTTCACTTTACATGAATATTCGACCTGGCAACGGTGCCTTGGTGAGTACTGAATTATAGCCGTTTCAACGGTGTTTTTGGAGCCGTAGTATATGCATAATACATCTCTCGTTTGATGCGCTCCAGGGTTCCTAATTAGGACTGCTACACGGTGTAATCTACAGACAGTATCTTCATCTACTGTCGAGGACTTTAAGGCCGTAGGCAAAACCAACGAGTAGACCCACACCCACGATACCAAGAACAGTAAGTACCACCACAAATTGGATCTTTTCTTTTCTGGCTTCAGCGGCATAAACAGTCCTCTTCCTTTCCAATCTTATTTGTCGTTCTGTTTCTAAAAGCGAGTTCCAGCCCTTCTGACCTAATCCAAGTGTCCAGATTATATGATGCTGCAATTCATCTCTTTGCTTCTCAATAGCGGCCTTGTGTTGAACCAACTGAAAGGCTTCTTCTTGAATAGATTTACCCTTCTTTAATTTGGTTAAGAAGGAAGGGTTTTTTAATTTCTTATGCTCGTTCTCTAGGTCTGAGCAGGCACCCATCCATTTGCCTATTTGGAGTGAAACATCCTCAAATTCTTTCCCTGCGTTTACTAACTTTTTTACGATCTGAAATGAACTCGTCACCGCAGCGAATAATGTCATTGGGTCCATAATATCACCTGGTAAATCGGCAGGCTCTGAACCTAGGTAATATATGTCCGATTAATAAATTTTAAGTTTGTTTAGAGTTGGAGTGCAACCGTTAAAAGAATAATAATAGTTGTAGCAAAAGCAGCAATAAGGATACCTTCAATGCGCTTAATACGATTAAAAAGATCCTTGAACTGAATGCCAGTTTCAACTTCGAGGCGATGAGAACGTGAATCAAGAGAATGAATCTGTTCGGTTACAGAGGTAAGTGTTGGCTTACTCATTCTTGAGGCCAATCATATATTGGAGCATTGCCAGTAGGGTTTCCATCACTATCAACTGGAACATCAAACAATGCTTTAAAAGCGGCTAAATCAGAACACGCATTTATTTTATCTTCTATAGTTTTTGATGCCGTTCTTACCTTCGTTCTGTATGTAGAAGTCGCACTAGGAATTGCCGTTCCTGCCTCTGCTTTTCTGGTCACATACCAATCAGTAGCTTGAAGTCTGCCGTTTGCTGACTCTTTGGTTTTACGCACCCAAATAGTTTTCAAACCTTCATTGATAACTTGGTTGCCATCATCATCTTTCAATTTATTTCCAGAGTCATCAACAACATCTTCATCAGATAACTTTCTTTCAATAAGAGTTTTGTTATCTGCTTTGTAACCCCAATAAAATTTATTGTCATAAGGTGCAGAGTCATCTGTCCAAGTTAAACCTTTGGCTTTCTTTGTAGAATCATCCCACGACATCCAGTTATAAGGATGAGTAAAACCGTCATCATCTTTCCAAGCTCTGCCACCTGATATTTCTCGTGATTTATATTTCCAGACCATGTTTATCTCCTATCTAGCGTTGGCATATTTAAAAGGCATTTCAGCAAAAGCCATGTAAATAAATGTTCCACCACTTCCATTTACTGTACCTCCAGTACCCCTTGCTTTGAAACCATTTGAATAAAAATCAAAAGCATTTGTTGTTGATTCTGCCTCTGCCGAATCATTGTCAGCTTGCAAAAGTGTGCCTGCTAAATTTATGTCATCCCTTTTGTTGTCATAAATATACCAACTTGCTGTTGAATCTGTGCGTTTCACCATCAACCATGAAGGACGAAAACCAGTAAAAATAAATGGCCCACTTGAACTTCCATTTCCAGTATATTTGCCAAACTTTGAATAACCATCAACACTGTGAAAACAATAAGCTATTATAGGATTTGTTGTACTTGTTATGCTTTGTGTAAAAACTGATGATGTTGGTGTTGTACTGCCCCAAACACTACTTGATGCTTCTGTTGCAGTTGAATCTAATCGCAATCTTTTATCATTTCCTACTTTTACATGATAAATACTCCAAGCACTTCCTGTTCGCTGTATTGCTATAATCATTTCTGGTGCTTTACTTAGGCCATGAGCAACTGTGGCTTGAGAACCAGATGAAGTAAAAGACACAATACTAAACCCTGCTTTAGTGCTAACAGAACCAGTACTATCTATTGTACCTACACTTGTAGCTGAAGCGTCATTAGAAAATGCAGTGCCTGCTTTCCAACACCAACCCACAAGAGTATCAGAACTTGTATTAACACTAGCCGCAGTTCCAAGAGTAAAACCAGTAGCATCAAAAGATTTAAGACCTTGTGTCATAGTAACTTCTGCCGCAGTGGATTGTGAAGAAAGTCTTATATTTGCACCTCTAACACTATCAAAGAGTCTATGGTCTTTTGTACCACTTCTTTCTTTTATCCATACCCAATCAGGTTGAAAAGTTGTAGTTATAGATTTTTCTGAACCATCTCCTGTCCATCTTTTTGTAAGATTATAGTCAGATGGATTTTCATTTCCAAATGGACTTATTGTCGGCTCTGGAAGATTTTTTGCACATAATGCGAGATAACCAGACGGAGGTGTGTAGAAAAAATCACCATGCCCATTTTCGTCTGTGTTTCCTTGTGCTGTTTTATTAGTATTAAAAGAACTATCTCCTCCAAAATTAATCATGGCTACTTCATTTCCTGCTGAATTTGCTGAAGTAAGAATAGGAACAATAGTTGTCCACCCTTTACTAGACCAGTCAGTATTTGTTTCAATAGCTACGTTATTTTTACGAAAGGTTATTGTTTTAGCACCAACATCTACAGCAACACTAATTATATCGCCTACCCCCCAAGTAGTTGCCTGATGACCATAGTTAACTTGTTCGTTATTGTTTGGATTATCTGCGTCTGCTATGCCTATCCCAAGTTTATTATTACTACTTGCTGAAGATTGATGGTCAA